AGCTGCTGTGTAGTTACTGTGAAGGATCTGTAAAGGTACTCTGGAGACGTTGGCTTAGCACGCAACCCATCGAAAGTCAAGCAGAGGTGTGCCAGTTCTCAAAGTGTCCCCAAACCCGCAAAAACACTTGCAAATCCCTCGGAAGTGCTTTATAATAAACTCAAGAACACAGAAAACCCACTTTTTGAGTTTTTTGAGTTTTTCAGAAATCTTAAAAAGTTAAATTTTAAGATTTTTGAGTTTTTTCATTTTTTAAACTTTAAGATGTTCGTGAAAACTTACGAAAACCTCGATAGTTCAGCTATCAATACTCTAAAAGTTGACAAATCTAGTGTATTTGTTACATATCAGAGTAATATTGACAAAGAATACGAATTTAGCTGTGAAAACACAGTAGAATTCGATGAAAAAGTGTCAAATACTCTCAAAAACAAAGAATCTATTGGTAAACTATTGAATGTAAGTATTAAAGAAGGCAAACTAGTTGCTATCACTAAATAAAGTACGTTTTTGAGGTATAACAACCGTAAATACTAATGGGTAAGCGTCACTCTTCGGGCGACAACAACAAGTATAAACAATTCGATGACGATTTTGAAGATTTTGGTTATGAAGTAAAGAATATTAGGAGACAAACTAAAAAGAAAGTAGCAAAGTTTAAACGTGAAGTCAATGACTATGATGACACTTTTTAAACTGGCATACTAACACTACCATTCCGAACCTGAGCGTGTATCATGTATACATGTTCAGGTTTTTTTAATGCACAACTTCCAACAATTCATTGACTACGTTTATTCTTTCTATGGGAAAGATGGTCTGTATGATCAGAACAGAACTAAGGAACAAATTGCGTATGCAGTGTTAATGTATTTGGATGATTGCAATGACCCATGTATAGAAATGTCATGGGGAGATGGTGATAGTTTGGACCGTGAACGTGTCAGAGATTTTATGAATGAAATCTATGGACCAGTTCCAGTAGTGGCACAACCTGGGTTGAACTGCTGATCAATCCGTTATATAGTAACACTATGGAAATCAATCGCAACGCCATTCGCATCATCAACGGAATGAAGCACACAGTGACAACAGCAGACGGATTGGACCGAGTTCAAATCAATCTGCGGTTGCTACATCTCAACGAAGAGATGGACAAACTGAAAGCAAAACAACAACGCTTGTTAACACTCAGGGATGCATTAGATCGTGAGGTTGAGCGTATGGAACAGGCAGACGCTTGTGATAACTTATTCGAGGAGATGTTCGGATGAGTACACCTTTTCACGAAGACATGTTAATGTCATTTTATGATGAAGAAATGGCATCAATGAAACAATCAGGGATGGCGTCACTAATGACAGACGCCGCCCTCATTGAACACTGTGAGTTTATCGCTCGTCAACGGTTTGAAGACCAGTTGTGGTAGTGGCACACATGGGGTCGCATCGGTCACCCCATCCATTATAATAAAGACATCAACAACACAGGACACATGATCCGACTCGAAATCACAATGGGACGCAACATTCCCAACGCAGGCAAAGTCAGCGACGGAATGATGGACGAGTTCATCCGTACTAGCATCATGCCACGGTTTGAATTCGGTACTTTCATCGATGGCGTCGGTTTCTGGAAAGGTGAGATGGAGGAGACCAAGATCTTCTACATTGAGATGCCTGAGTCTCAGGTTGCTGAGATGATGCCGCTGTTCGTAGATGTTGCGAATGATTACAAACGCGCCTTCCGTCAGGAGGCAGTGCTAATCTCTGAACTGCAAACCGAAACGGCATTCGTCTGATGACGCCGAAGCAACTGGTCAAACTTGCCAAGGTGCGGGGCTGGGTCCTGCACCGTAACGGGTCAAAGCACATGGTCTTTCGCCACCCGTCAGGGCAGCAAATAACCATACCATATCGACCCCGCCCGTTCGTGGCAAACAACATCGCCAAACAACTCAACAAAGCAGCATGAACGACATCAAACGACCAACCGAAGGACAGCGCCTCTTCGCTGTGCAACCTGCATCATGGGCAAAGTTGGACGGGCACGGTTGCGAGTATGCCACCAACATGAACGCCGCCTATCGTCTCGCCGCTGAGCTAGGGGAAGACGCCATGATCTGGAAGATAGGCACACAGGCAGCAATGCGCTGGGTGAGGGTGACACCTGACGAAGTGGTCTACCCCGTGACCAACTGACGGCAGCGCCCCCTATAATAAAGACATGAACAACAGACGACTCATGAAACCATCCGACTTCCCAATGGCACAGTCTCTCTTCGATGACGACGGCATCTATGCATCGTCTCCTGAGCTCAGGAGCATCGCCCTTCGGGTGATGGAGCAGGAGAAGCGTGAGCGTGAATGCCGCCGCCTCGCCCTGATGGATGATCAGGACATGGACAGTGGACACTGGGGCATCTGGAACATTTCTGACCGCGACTGAATCAATGATCGACATTTCCTGCACCTCTCCTAGCATCTCCCGCAGCGTGTGGACGCTGAGAGTCAACCCGTTCACGGGCACCTGTAAGGTTCGCTGGTTCAAGACGCCATCGGCAGAGTACACCTTCAAGACCCGCAAGCGTGACATCGTAGCACTGATGATCGCAGGCGACAGGTCATTGGGACAGTGGGTAAACTGCCACATGCGTGGTGGCACTGCTGCTCTGCCCTCCTATAATTAGTACATACACAACACAGGACACCATGAGCGACACTACCTACAACGGTTGGGCAAACTACGAAACTTGGAACGCATCCCTCTGGATCGGCAACGATGAGTTTCTCTACAACACCGCTAAGGCGTGCGTCACCTACCGCGAGGGTCTGGAGACACCATGGCAGAAGTTCGTAAGGTGCATGACTGAGGGGCAGATCGGTCGTATGCTCTGCAAGACAGGCGACGGCGTGCGTTGGGATGACCCAGCAATTGATGAAGACGAGATGAACGAAATGATGTGGGAGCTGTGATTTAGCAGCACACAGTAAATAACAGTGAGGGGCAGTTAATTTGCCCCTTTTGTTATATGTAAGGTGCGCCAAGCGAAAAAAGCGGGTCCTTCCTAACCTACAAACGTTTCCCAGCGACCGATAAATATATTTGGAAATGGTTTTTTTAAAACCATGAAATCCAAAAAAATTTCCCAGCAAAAAATTCGCCCAAAAAGTTGTTATGGATTCTGAAATTACATATGCCTTGAGAAAGATCAATGAGCGTATTGACGCCCTTGAGAAAAAATTCCAGGAACTGGAAATGGACCTGAGATTCAGCAAGGACCCTGCAAACGATCCACTGAGTGATCTTCCAGGGAGGGGAAAGGCAACCACATTTGGAAAGATGATGGGACTATGACCAAAAACAATTTCTACGAAGATATACTGAATAACTTCGATGCATTCTGCGATCAATTTGAAGCAGCTGCAGCACAACGATTCACAGGACAAGATGATGACTCAAGAAAACCAATTGACGACGAACGAGTGCAAAGAGCTACTCCTACAGCTGCACGAGAAGTTAGAGCGACTGGAATTGAGGGTGAAGGCTTTAGAAAACCCCCAATTGATGTACAAGCCGCCTCACTCCCAAAGTTACCTGAAGATCTCTGAGGCACTTGACGAACTATATAATAAAATTGCTCTGATGGGCAAGTACGTCAACTAAAGATATGCCAAACCTAGTTGGACCAGAGACAGTAGATACAACATCGACTGATGGTAACTGTACATATCCTGCTTCGCCCCTTGGAGGTACTCCGTTTCCTACAACGGTTGTATCGAATGGTCAACCAGTCAAGATATACCATCAGGGATCTGTACCTGCTCCAGTTGCTGGTGTCAAGATCAATCCACTGATTCCTTTACCATGTCAACCAGGACAGCGAGTCATTCGACCGACCGTGAACAAAACTGTCTTCATCAATAAGCAGTTACCTGCGGTTACTGGGGACGAAGCTCAGTTGGTAGCAGGAAGCACACCTAGACCCTTGACAGGACCGTTCCAACATCCTACAATAGTAATTGGTTCAAAAGTAAATCCTTAATTATGGCTCGAGCAAAAGTTGGTCTCAGTGGCGGACCCACCATCGAATCCAAACCCAAAAAAACTCGTCAGGGTTCGGGGCAGCACACGAAGTATAGTGCCAGTTCTCGCAACGGTAAGCGTAAGCGTTATCGCGGTCAGGGCAAATGAATCTGATTTGCAATTTGCCTGCTGAGACTGTATGGGTTCGTAAAGAATATCTTCGCGACCATCAGGATGGGCATGGTGAGTTCGTTAGAGGCGTCTGGGTATCTGCAAAGTCGATACCTGGGCGTGCTTTCTATTTTGAGACTTACCTACCCGAGTATGGTGCTTTGTATGATAAATTACCGATAAGCGCGTTCCTCCGAACGCCGAAAACTCCGAATGTAGATATGGATTTACCCAATTTACAATTCTGGAACTGTATGGACTACGGTGTAGGATGCATCCATAAAGGTTTTATTAGTTCTATGGATATTGAAGTGAGAACTAGGGACCATGGTTTGATGCGCGGTAAGTATTTGTTTACATTAGATAACTATCACGCGAATATTGATGTTATAGATAATAATGTGAGTGAAGTGCCCGCCGAGCACAAGTCACATAATTGCATTGCATTAGAGAATGGTCAGTTTGCTTTGTATCCTAATAACAGGATGCGTGTATACGATCTCTCTATCACACCTGAGACGCCCCTGACGCCCGACTTCAAGGTATCGACTATAGAATACCAAGTAGAGAACGGAACCGCCTGGGGACGCCTTGGAGACACCGACGAATATTTCTGGACTACATCAGCAGAACGGGATAGCAACCCCACTAAAAGTTCTGATCCACAACTACTAACGGAGGAGAACAAATGATGGGACATCCACAACACCTAGACGGATCTGTCGATAAAGGTGATGAGTTTATTCGTAGCGGCATGACACTGATCAGTGAATATGACAGTGAAAAGTATCTTAAGCAAGCTGCAGAACAGAAGCGTCGTAAGGATGCTATGAACGATTTTGTTGAGCGTTGGACCGACTGACTAAATAAGTAGTAATCTTCTACTTATGTTGTGGCAAAAGCTCTGACACAATCCTTCAAGGATTTGAATCTTAGTTTTAAGAAGCATCCAGTTACCGACGATCTGGTTGTTACTAAGGATGCTGCCGCAATCAAACAAGCGATCCTAACATTACTATTAACTGATAGAGGAGAGAGACCATTCAATCCCGATTTGGGGGGTGGTCTTCGCTCCTTTTTATTTGAGCCATTAGATTTTGCTACTGCTGCGCTAATCACTTCAAACATTCGTGAGACTCTTATGAGACACGAACCAAGAATTAGAATTTTGTCAATCGGAGCAGAACCAAACTATGATGAGAATGGTTTTGAGATTGCATTAACGTTTGACATTATTGGAACGGAACTTCCTAATGTGTCAGTAGATTTCTTCCTGACTCGCACAAGATAAATGCCATACACTCAGCTTAATAATCTAGGATTTACTGAGATTAAGACTGCGCTTAAGGAATACATGAGAGCGCAGACTGATTTTACAGACTACGACTTTGATGGTTCTGTACTCAGTAACTTACTTGATGTGTTAGCGTATAACACATACTACACTGCGTTCAATACGAACATGGTGGTAAACGAGTTGTTTCTTGATAGTGCGACTCTGAGAGACAATGTTGTCTCCATTGCAAAGCAACTGGGATATACACCCAAGTCAATTACTGCTGCGAGTGCAGTCATTGATTTTACTGTCACTATACCAAACAACCCTCCTGAGTTTATCGTATTACAGAAGGGAACAGGATTTATTACAAATTATGATGATAGTACATATCAGTTTGTTGTAAGAGAAGATACCAGGGCGGAAGTTGCAAATGGCATTGCAAGTTTCAGTGGTATCGATCTTACAGAAGGAACACTGGTAACTACTAGAACTGTAGTTGACTCTACACTTAAAAGTCAAAAGTTTCAAATCGACAATCCAAGTGCTGACCTAAACACACTAGAGGTTCATGTATTCCAGTCATCTGGTAGTACAATCAGCGATGTATACAAGCGTGTTGATAATATCTTAGATCCTAGCATCACTAAAGATGCTAAAGTATTCTTTGTTAATGAAATTAATGACGAGAGATATGAAGTCATCTTTGGTGATGGTTCTCTTGGAAGAAAACTAGAAGATGGCGAAGTTGTAGAGATCAATTATGTAAAGACGAGTGGTAAAGCGGTTAATGGTGCTCGCACATTCCAGTTTGCTGGAGTGTTCCAGGATAATGTAAGTGTGGTGTCTGTCCCATACACTGTCAGTAACATTGTGACAGTTTCAAAAGCAGCAGGGGGTGCAGATATTGAGAGTGTTGAGAAGATTAAATATCTCGCACCAAAATACTTTAGTTCACAGAACAGAGCAGTAACTGGTAGCGACTATGAAGTAATCGCTCGTAATGTATATCCAGCAATCAGTGACATCATTGTATTTGGTGGAGAGGACCAAGTTCCACCTGCCTATGGAAAGGTCTTCCTTGCCATCAAACCAGCTGATGCATCATTCTTATCACAATTCACAAAGAGACAGATTGAGGCGGATCTAAAGCAATACTCAGTGGGTTCTGTAAGACCTGTGTTAGTTGATCCATCTATTCTATATGTCGAGTTGACTTCTAAGATTTACTATGATGGTGGAAAGACAAATCTACTACCAAGAGATGTTGCTTCTAAAGTCAGTAGTGCAATTACAGAGTATCTAAAGACTTCTGATACTGAGAAGTTTAATGGTAAGTTCAGATACTCCAAATTCGTTGGTGTGATTGACGATGCTGACAGAGCAATCAATTCAAACTTGACGGAAGTAACTCTTAGAAAAGATTTCTATGCACAACTGAATGCTACATCATATTATGAGATCTGTTATCAGAATGAATTCCTAAAGGATTGTGACGATCCAGTTGTATCATCCAGTGGATTCGTAACCCTTGAGTATCCAAACTATACCGTGTATCTTGAGGATAGATCTGGCAAAATTGTCCTATATAGACTAGATGCACTGACTGGTGAAAAAATTGTCCTGAACAATTCTATTGGAGATATTGATTATGCTCACGGTGAGATCAAAATGTATGATCTGACTATCATCCAAGGAAGTTTTTCAGACAATCGCATTGAGTTGCGTGTAAAACCAGCGTCAGATGATGTTTCTGTTCTTAGAGAGGCATATCTGGATGTTGATGTTGCAAAGAGTAAATTCGTCGCATATAAAGAGTAGTAGATGCCTAAGACTGCTAATAAGATCTCTCTTTTAATTGAAGATCAACTTCCAGCATTTATCAGCGATGAGTACGAACTTTTTAGTAAGTTCGTACAGAAGTATTATGAGCAGCTTGAATTACAAGGGCAACCATTAGATATTGCACACAATATTGCGACATACCGTAATATTGATTTTTATGAAAAGAGAGTTCTGCAGCAGGAGACAAAACTTGCAGAATTTGCACAAGATACCGATACTACTATTACAGTAGTAGATGCTAGCGCATTTCCTGATTCAGGATACCTAAAGGTAAACGAAGAAATTTGTTTTTACAAAGAAAGAACAGATACAAAGTTTCTCCATGTAAGTAGAGGTGTAAGTGGTAACACTACACTAGGAGATTTGTATAGTGAGTCTACATTTGTAACTACACAAGCAGCAGACCATCCAAACGGGTCTTCTGTACAAAATATTAGTAATCTGTTCCTCTTCGCTCTAGTAAAGAGTTTTGAGGCACAATACTTACCAGACTTTCCTGTATCATATCTAAATGAGAATATTGATCAGAGAACACTGATCAAGAACATTGGTGATTTTTATAAGTCAAAAGGAACTGCTAATTCTATCAAGT